TTGGGCCATTCGCGCACCTTCGAGGTGGGCTCCAGGGGTACCGGAAAGGTGTTCCGTGCCTACGAGAAGGGCCATGAACTCTTCGGCCACGAATCAGGCGAGTCGCCCGAATGGGTCCGTTATGAGGTGGAGATCCGGAACAACCATCGGGTCATTGATCTCGCCGTGCTGACGCGCCCTGCCAACTACTTCGCCGGGGCGTACCCCTTCTGCGCGAGGGTCCTGCATGAGCTCCACCTGGAGGCATCGCGTCTACGGATTCCGACGATTCCGGACGTCGCGGACAAGTGTGCCGAAGCCGCTGTTTCGCGCGTCGTGAGATGGGCCAAACGCACCGCCCTACCGGCCATCGTTGCCTGTTTCGACCTCGGCGGAGACCTCCTCGCCCACCTGATCGACAGCGAGCGGCATCGCCTTCCCAAGCGTCTCACCGGCATCCGGCGGGATGTCCTGGCCGCCATGTTCAACAAAGTCGCTGACGACTATTCCCCCGCGTCAGCGCCGTCGCTTCAAGGGGGCATGAGGATCACATGAAGTTCCAAACCGAAATGACCGTCGTCGGAATGAAGGCGAGCAAGGGCATGTTGGAGAACGGCCAGACCTACGACTCGACCAAGATCTACGTGCTGACGGATCTCGACGCGTCGAAGGGCAATGCTTTCGGCCAGGCATCGGCGGAGTACGTGATGGGCGCGAGCGACGAGATCAACAAGTACAAGCATCTGCCCTTCCCCTTCAAAGCACTGGCCGAGTGCGAGCTGGTGACCAACGGCAAGTCGCAGAAGACCGTCGTCGTCGGTCTCAAGCCGATCTCCGACCAGAAGGCCGGCGCCAAGGTGGCGTGATGGGACGGTACGTCATTCAGTCGGGCGTGACCTTCGCGTTCCTGCATAGCGATCCCAGGACTGGGGACGTGTCCTGGACGCCCTCGTTGCTGGCCGCCCTGCACTTCGGTGTCGTCGAGGACCTCGACCAGGTGGCGCAGCTCGTTGACGATCACTGCGACCGAGGCGCGGCGTTGATCTGTGACCTCGATCTGGAGCCCGCGCAATGACGGCGGGCACAACCAGCGGATCGGTTCAAACGGTGGTGGTCTGCACCTCGGCCGAGCCGACAGGCATGTCCGCGAGCGCCTCGACGATCTGCAGGGCGCAGGACCTCACGACGACGCGGGCCTACCTCTTGGCGCCCGATTCGCGGCACGCGGTGGAGGCCTCGCTTGAGCCATTCAACCATGCGAAAGCAGCTGGCTTCTGGACGGTCGCCTTCTCCATGGTCGTTGGCCTGTATGTCGTCACCAAAGGAATCGGCGCCGTGCTGCACATGTTGCGGCGTGGGTAGCTCGATGTGTCGGCCGAGCACTCTCTCGGCAGCTTGTATGGAGAAATCGTGTTGAAAGAACACTTCGGACTGAAGTCCTCAGCCGTCATCGGCGCATTGCTCACCAGCGTCGCCCTGCCGGTTGCTGCGCAATCGTCAACTGCAGGCCCTGACCTCACGGCACTGACCAACAACATCAGCTTTGGCACCGTCCTCACGGCCATCCTGGCGGTTGGTGGACTGCTTGCCAGCGTCTACCTCGCGCTCAAGGGCGCGCGCATCGTGTTGGCAATGCTCCGCGGCGCTTAAGCCGCATCCCCTGAGGGGCCGCCTCTGGCCCCTCTTCGAATCATTCGACCGAGGTTCTGACTGTGTCTGCAAATGAACTCTGGTATGTCGCCATCTTCGCTTGGGGCGGTCTCTGCGGGTGGGCGGTGGTCCTTGGTCTGGAGGAATGAACGAATGCGTATGAAGCGCGCCTTGGTCGCCCTGGTTCTCCTGGCCCATGTGGCGCTGATGGTCGAGCAAAGTCGCGCCCAGGCGCAGCTCGTAGCGCCATTGGCGAGTAACGCTTTTAGAAATGCCATCTCCGCTTCCATAGCGGCAAATGTGGCGACGCGGGTCGGCACGGCTTGCACCGGCCCTTGCTTGGCCGCTGCTCAGCTCAAGACCATGGCGCGCATCGACCGAGCTGCCAATGACGCCGTCTTTGCGAGCAGTACCGTGATGACCGTGGCGGCAATCGCCGGCGCTCCCGTGTGGGGTACGGTGCTGATCGGCCTCGGCATTTTGGCCGCAGTCGGAGCCGTGGCATGGGGCGTCTATTCACTGTCTCAGGAGTCGGAGACGACCTTGGTTCTACAGCGGCCCAGCCCCGCCACGCTTGTCGAGCCCCAAGAGCGTATGTCAGAAGCCAAGATCGGAGATTTGCCGATTTATGGGCGCCATCACTCTGTTCCGGATCATGAGGTGTACTCCTTCACTGGACGAATCATTGGAGCTGGCAGTTGTTTCGCACACGGTGAGGGGGACTGCTCTGTCATGCCGGAGGAGTTCAAGTCAGCAAAATGGAGATCGGTGGTCGTCCCATTCGGCCGTTCTCAAGACCAATTCGACGTCATAGGAGATAGTGTCGACGAGGCAATTCGCAACGTGGCGGTGGGTGCCATGTGGGCATTGGTACAGACGCTCCCTCAGGGGCATCAGGCCACCGACTTCCGGTTCGGCTTTCTTAACAAGCCTTGGTGTACGTCAGTGCCACCTGCCGGTCAGGTTTGCTCGCAGTGGAAGTTTCATCTTGCATTCGACTACCGGACTCCCGCAGGAACAAGCGAATGGCGTCGTGTTAGCTATTCGTTCAGAACTCATGTGATGCAGGCTGCGGGGTTCACTCCGATCGCTATTCGTGGGTCGCTCGAAGAACTTCAGAGGCTCGCTCCGCCAGAGATGCTTCGCGAGCCTGTCCCTGACAGCCTTATCGCTGAGGTGGCTAATCGCCTTTGGCAACGGGCAGCGGCCGCCGATGACTTCGACGGTCTCCCCTATGAGGCGGGCAATCCGATCACGCAGCAGCAGGTGTCCGCGGCTTTGAAGGCTGACCCCGATCTGCGGCCAAAGTGGAGCGACTTGGTCGAACCAGCTCGCGATGACGAATGGCCATTCCATCAGCAGCCTCCGAGCGTCCCTGCCATACCTATAAGGCCAGTGCCGCGCCACAATGAACAGAATCAATCTGCACCACAGCAGCAACCAAACTCGGATCCCGGCGTTCCGCCTCCGGACCTGGAACGCATTCCAACTGCTGCAGAGATTCTCGAACCGTTGTTGAAGGTGTATCGCCGGCTGCAAGAGTTCGCCGTCCCTTCTCATTCGGCGGAGTGTCCTCGGCCGCAGATCGAGCTGTTTGAGAAGCTGCTTACATTGGACAAACACTGCGTCCTCACAGAGAAACATCGCATCGCGATCCACGCGGTGATGCTCGCGGCCTGGTCGATGGTGGCGCTGTTCATCGTCCTTCGTGCCTGAGGCCGTCATGTTTGGGTCATTCGTCTCTGCGCTCAACGTGGCGCTACGCGTTCTGCTGACCTCGGCAGTCGCCAAGTTCTTCGTCTTCTTCGCGCTCTACTTCGTCGTACATGGCTTTGTCGAGGTCATCGGCGGCATGCTTCCAAGCGCAACAACACTGTCATCAGGCCTGGCCGGGCTCTCCGCAGGCACCTGGTACTTCCTCGACCTCATGGGGTTTTCGACGGGCGCGCCAGCGGTCGTCAGCGCCTGCGCGCTCAGGTTCTTGATTCGTCGAATCCCGCTCATCGGTTGAAGTCATGGCGATCAACGTGTACTGCGGCCTTCAAGGATCCGGCAAGAGCTACGAGGTGGTTTCGACACCGGTGCTTGATGCGGTCGCGGCAGGCCGCCGGGTCGTCACGAACATCGATGGAATCAATGAGGCGGCGATCCACGCATACCTCGCGAAACGACGCCAAATTCCAGCGGAGCGCCTCGGACAGATCGTGGCGGTCGCCAATGAGCGCGTGATGGCGCCAGGCTTCTTCCCGAATGAAGATCGGCCGGAGGTCGTGTCCCTTGTGCTCCCCGGCGACCTCATCGCCATCGATGAAGCATGGAGGTTTTGGCCAAGCAGCGCAAAGGTGTCGCTGGAACACATGCAGTTCTTCACCATGCATCGGCATTACGTGCACCCAGAGACCGGCGGCTCCTGCGATCTGGTGTTGATGACGCAGGACATCAGTGGCCTGTGCCGTCCGCTTCGCAATGTGATTGAGCTCTCTTTTCGGATGCATAAGCTGAAGGCGCTGGGACTTGCGAAAACCTACCGCGTTGAGCTTTTTGAAGGATGGAAACAGACACGGAAGATGCGTATCGACGTTTTCACGCGTCGATACCAGGCAGAGATATTCCCGCTGTACAAGTCCTACGCTGGAAAGGATGGAAACGAGCGCACGATCGACAAGAGACAGAACGTCCTGACCAATCCGAAGCTTTGGAGTGTCTCGGCCCTGACGATCGGAGTTGGCTTGGCCGGTGCCTGGCAGACCTGGCGCTTCTTCAACCCTGAGGTTTCCGAGAAGCCAAGCGCGCAAGCGGCTGTACGTGACGATCCAACTTCCGCGGCCCCACGCGACCAGGTCACCGACATTAGGTCGGCAGCGCTGCGAGTATCACCATCTGATTCATCGGCCTGGCGCGTCGCGGGTCGATTCAAGGCTGATGGAATCGCCTGGATCGCCTTGATAGACAAGTCGGGCCGCTTGAGGGTCGAGTCTCCTTCCCTCTTCACCAATGACGGCATCGCAATGATCGGCGTCGTGGAACAGCAGAGGGTCTCGACCTGGTCGGGCGAAGCAGCCACCAGACATACGCCTTCGGGGTTGCAGTGA